ATGGCTACCATTACTGTCAGAACCCGTGCCGATGGTACCAAATCATACCGGGCTGCTATCCGCCTCAAACGGAAAGGGAAGGTAGTATATCGTGAAAGCCGCACCTTTGACCGTAAGGCTTTGGCGAAGGATTGGGCAAGCCGGCGGGAGCTGGAGCTCCAGGAGCCCGGAGCACTGAACAAAGTTCAGCACCGAGGGGTGACCATCGGCGATCTGATCAAGCGCTACCAAGAGGAATTTGGCGCTGGGTTTGGGCGGAGCAAGGCCAGGGATATGGAGCGCCTGCAGGGATATGATCTCGCCGGCCTCGATGCGATAGAGGTTACCAGTCAAGATTTCGTGGCACACGTGATGGATCGGCTTAAAACGGTTAAACCGCAGACTGCCTCAAATGACCTTATCTGGATTCGTGGTGTGTTCAAAACCGCTCGCAGCGCCTGGGGGATTCCTGCTGCAATCGATGCTCTTAATGATGCTGCTGAAACCTGCCGGCGTGAGCGGTTAGTTAGCAAGCCTGATCAACGGGATCGTCGGCCATCCCTGGCTGAACTGGAGAAGCTCCTGGAGTATGGAAAGAGCACAGAGGCCCGGCGCGCCACGCCAACCACTGAGATCATCCTATTCGCCCTGTTCTCGGCTAGGCGGCAAGACGAGATTACAAGGATTCGCTGGTCGGATCTGGATAAGCGAACTCAGAGCGTGATCGTTCCAGACATGAAGCACCCGAGTCACAAGATGGGTAACAACCGCCGGGTTTACCTGACAGACGAGGCGTGGGCCATCATCCATCGGCAGCCAGAGGTTGGTGAGCGGATCTTTCCCTATAACTCAAAGTCGATCAGTGTTCGGTTTACCGAGTGGTGCAAGTTCCTTGGGATTTCTGACCTGCATTTTCATGATCTTCGGCACGAGTGTGTCAGCTGGCTGTTCGAGCGGGGGTGGGATATCCCCAGGGTGGCGGGTGTGAGCGGGCACACCACCTGGTCATCGTTGCAAAGGTACACCCATCTCAGTCAGCATGAACCGCATGACAAATATGAAGGGTGGGCTTGGCGCCCTAATTAATTTCATGCTATCTATGTGGGAATAATTTAAACAATTCAATGGAGAGTGTTGTCAGGTATGACTAAGCATGAATTTGGCGGTGTGTGGACTCAGCTTAAACTCGACGTTTTTAGAGATTACGTTAACTTCTTCACCACTGCTCTGAAGAATCGGAACTTTAATCTTCACTATGCAGATGCATTTGCTGGAACGGGCCAGCAGAATCTCAAAACTATCGAAGGACAGGATCTCCTATTTCCAGGAGAAGATTTTGAGGGGTCGGTGCGCGTTGCACTCAGTCTTCGTCACGCCTTCCAGGTTTACCATTTCAATGACATATCCGAAGAGTTTTGCGAGGAGCTTCGGAAGCTTGCCGCCGAACATCCGGGGGTGGATGTCCGGATTACACAGCTAGATTCTAACGACTTTGTGAGAGATTTCTGTGCCAATTTGGGAAGTAACGACCGCGCCGTGTTGCTGCTCGATCCCTACAACACGGAGCTGGATTGGGAATCTGTGAAGGTGGTAGCTAATTCTCAGCGAATTGATCTTTGGTTGTTGTTTCCAATATCAACTTTGTTACGTATGACTCCGAAAGACGGCAAAAAAATAAGGCCGGAGTGGGAGAATACATTAAACCGGCTCCTAGGCACTGATCGTTGGATTACTGAATTGTATAAGCCGAAAGAGGCACCGCAGATTGACGATCTATTCGGTGTAGAGCCAGAAAGTGAAGTGGAGCGGCTCAACGTTGATGGCGTTTCAAGGTTTGTTAAAAGCCGATTGTCAGAGCAGTTTCCGTTTGTCTCTGACCCGGTGACATTGCGTAATAATAATAGTCCGCTCTTCCTGTTCTTTTTGGCGGTGTCAAATCCGTCGAACGTTGCGATAGGACTGGCCAGAAAGGTTTCCGGCCAGATTATTAGGAAGTACTCGACGCGATAATAGGGTATTGGTCGTAGTGTCTCCCGTAGAGTTCACGGCCATTCCTCTTTTTGGAGCGGCGAACACCATCAGCTCCCCAGTTGCCCCATTGCTTGAAGAAGAATGGTACCTTCGCTGCTAGGCACTGGTCTTTGATACGAATCACCCATTCCGCTTTCATCGGGCGGGCTTTAGCGCCCGATTCTCCGCCGACAATAACCCAGTGGATGCCTTCTAGGTTAATCTCGCCAATATCTTCGAGTAGCGGTTCAATTGATAGAAATCGTGTCTCTGCCGAAACGTGTCTCAGAACATCGATGCGAGGAAGGCCGTATTTTCGATCCTCTACAGAGACTCCCATCCAGGCATTTCGAGGTATTGTTCTTGATTTTCCATACTCCGCCATTCTCTCTGCTCGTTTCGTGAGAATCTGAAAGATGTGCTGCGGGCAGCGCTCGATCACCGACATCACGGAATCAATATAAGAGAACGGAACGTCCTCGTGAAACAGATCGCTCATCGAGTTAACGAAATAGGTTGTGGGCTTTGCTCTCTGAAGAGGTTGGCCTAGCCGTTCTGGGTGAAGCGATACAGCAAAGCCGTTCTCATAGCCATTTGCCCCCATCGCTTGAAGTCGTTTGGCCATGGTTTCGGCATAGCAATGCTTGCACCCTGGAGACACTTTCGTGCAGCCCGTGATCGGATTCCAGGTCTGCTCTGTCCATTCAATTCCTGTTTGTGTCGCCATGGTGGAAATCCTTACTGTATAAATATACAGTCATTTTGGTGTCAGGCTGTTCTAAATTCAACTCGATTCGAATTTTAGGTTGCCTGTGCTCATTTTGAAAATGTAAAGAATTGTAATGGGAGGCTATTTTTCCCCTTGCAACTTTGACGACTCGTTATAGCGTCATGAACGTGGCCACACTTTTACCAATTCTCAATGGAGTACAGAGATGAAAACGGATGATAAGTCCAGCAACGTTCCAGCGTGCGAAGATGCACTGGTAGTCATTGCTGATATCGCCACCAGTGGTGGCCTGTTGCAAAAGGTGTTGGCCACTGGTGTTGCCTCGAGTCGGGTTGCGGAGGCTTGTGAAGGCCTGTTCATGGAGATCCGAGACCTTGCCGGCTCCGCCTGTCACACCAGCGCTGATAATGATGTTTGATCTGCCTGTAAACTGTGGCTGCCTCGTGATTGTGGTCTAGCTCCGCCCTGGACTCAATGCCGCAGGCCTGCAGGATGAAATCCCGGGCGTCTTCCTCTGTGTGGGTGCCGTCCGGGATTACCAGGTTAAATTTCGCGGCTCTGCGTCTGTCCAGGTACAGCCTGAATTGGCTGTCCTGGCAGAGCAGGGCGGCGTTTCGTGCCAGAAAACCGCCCTTCAGGTTTGGTTGCGCCGTCATTGGTCAGGCTGCCATGTTGCTGGTGGTTACTGGCTCATTCCTCGCAACGATGTAATCCAGGTAGCTGACGTAGGTGTCTAGCTCCGCCAGTTTCTTCTCGAATTCCTCTTTCTCCCGTCCTCTGTCCGCCCATTCTCTGTCGCTTAAGTCGAACCAAACTTGGAGCTCGGCAACGTGCTGTGTTCTGCTGCCTACGGCGTAGCAGCTGTCGGTTGGTTGAACTTTGCTTTCGAGCATCTCAACGTGGCCTGAGAAGTTGCAGAAAGCATGGGCCAGCCCCCGGCGGGTGATCAGCATGCACAGCAGAAAGACTTCCTCTGCCCGGGTGTAGAGGATTTCGTTCATGTCTTCGATGGTGAGTGGTTGGGTTGCCTTTGTCATGATCATTCTTCCTCGTCCTGGAACAGGGCCAGCATGTCGTGCATGCCGCGGTTGGCTTTTTGCAGTTTGTGGAGGGCGTCGTGTTGCAAGGGTTGCGTGATGCCGTTGTGGTCTATGTCGAGGCAGACCAAAGTGGGGGCGCTGAGCATGGGGCCTTTTTCTACCCGTAATACCTGGCGTATGTAGTCTTTCTCGGCCTGGTTCATGGCCCTTACCCAGCGCTGGGTGTGCGGGGCCAGGTGCTTAACCATGACTATGGCGTCTTGTGCCTGCTGGGTGGTGAGGTCTTCCACACGGCGCACGCCGAAGTGGTTGCGGATGCGTTCGTTGATGGCGTAGGAGGCACCCTTGCCACGGAAGCCCACGGTAACGGACCGGATGGCGGCCGCCAGTTGTTCGCGCAGTTGGTAGGGTGCGCGATCGGCGGGCGGTTGCATGTAGATTTTGTCCAGAACATCCAGCACCCATTTTCGAAAGTGCTTTGCCTTGTCGGTGCGGGCGAACATGGCCAGGAGGTGGCAGCCGCGAGGGGAGAAAACTCTGACGGGTCGTATAGATTCGCCGTTGCCGAAACCCTTGGTGGTCAGATTGACCACCAAGGTCATTTCATCGGTGAATTCATCTTGATTTCGGTCGTAGATCTTATTGATTGACCGAGGGTCAGAATAATCCAGTGCTTTCGCAAGATCAGCCGTTGTTAGCCATGGGCGGCCATTGTGATCAATAACGGTAAGTTCAGTGCCTTCGAATACGAGGTATCCGGACGGTGCGGGCGCACCTTGGGTGTGGTTATGCATGACGCAGGTTCCTATGCTGACTTACTGAACCCGCACACCTGTCGCCAAACAGGGAGGGCGGGACCGCATGGGTTGGCGAACCGGGCATAGGAACCGGCAGACCCCGAGGGGTCTCCCACACGGCCCGCCCCATAACGCTGAGCGTGCCATGCTCTGAGCACAAAAAAACCGCAGACTCGGATGGAGGCGCGGTGTGCTCGTCTCCTACGCTGTTCGGGTCGCCAAACCCGGTCGCTGATTTTGCAGCGACGGGGATAGTATAGGCCTGACGGTTTTTTGCGGTCAATCTTTCTGTACTATTCCTTACCATTCCTGCATTGTTTTTCTGTATTCGGTTGGATACACTTTGACCATGAATCAAATTCTTGAAACGGAAATTTTCAGCCAGTGGCTGGAGGAACTGAAGGATCAGAAGGCAAGGGACAAGATTCTTGACCGTATTGATCGGGCTGAGGCCGGTAACTTCGGTGATCACAAGCCGCTCGGCGATCACGTAAGTGAAATGCGTTTGACCCACGGCCCCGGTTACCGGGTTTATTACACGAAGATCGGTAATCTTGTTTTTCTGTTGCTGTGTGGTGGCACCAAGCCAACCCAGAAAAAGGACATAGAGATTGCAAAGGAAATGGCCGCTGAGCTGCGGTCTGGCAATAAGTAGGAGGTAACTAAAATGACTATCAATCAAGCCGCTCTTGAGAAATACGGTGTTCGTCGTTTTGACACTGCGCGTTACCTCAAAACCGATGAGGATATTGCCGGTTACCTGACCGAGGTTCTGGCTAACGGCGATATGGACGCGCTTCTGAAGGCGCTCAATAACGTAGCCCGTGCTCGTGGAATGTCTCAGGTGGCTGAAGCCGCAGGTGTGGGGCGTGAAAGTCTGTATAAGGCGCTTTCCGAAGGTGCAAAACCGCGCTTTGACACTATCAACAAGGTGCTGAATGCTTTGGGTGTTTGTCTGCGGGCAGAGCCTGCAGAGCCCAAGGTGACTCGAACCGGAGTTGCAACCTACACGCACCCTGGCCGGCGTGGTATCAAGACCGCAAGAACTAAGGCTGGTAAAGGTCAAACTCTTCAGCACGCGTAAACTCTCCATTGATGTGGCTCTGTGCCTGTTGTTGAGCATCCGGCAGGGCTCTCAGTAAAAGCCCTCTCGGGTGCGCCCCCGCAGGGGCGATCAGTCAGGCCTGGAATTTCCCCACAAAGGTATCCACCAGATCACCGTCCAGCGCGTGCTCCAGGTGCTCCCGGAACTCTTTCGCCATTTCTTCCTGGTGGTGCTCCAGGCGAACAATCCGCATAACCAGGCGGGGCTTTTCGCTGGTGATCAGGCTCACCCGCAGGCGGAACGTGCGCTCCTGCAGGCCGTGGTAGGGCTCACAGGTGAACTCAACGAACGCGGGCAGGGTGTCTTTGTTTTGGGCTTCCACTTCCGCCATGGAGCTGCGGCGGCCGCCGAAGGTGCGTTCCTCGCTGGTGCTTTCGGATTTGGCGTCGATGGTGATGCGGCGCACGGCGCCAACGGCGGCGGGCAGGTTCAGCGGTTCGCCGGTTTCGCTGGTTACTTTCAGCTGGGGTGCCCAGTCTTCCAGCCATTCGGCGAGTTCTTTCTGGTCCAGCGCGCGGCCGTCTTTGCCCAGCAGTTCCTCAAAGGCGGCGGTTTTGGGCAGGTTCAGCCTGGCGGTGAAGTCTGCGTGGCCTGGGTATTCCACGGTGCCCAGATCAAAGAACACCTTGGCGGTCATGTTCTCCGGGTCCACAAAGCAGGGTACGGTTGCGCCTGGCTCTGCGCCGTTGGCCTGAACTTCTCCGGCGGTGCGGTTGGTGTACTCGGCGAATTGGTCGATCTGGGTGGTGACCATGATGCCGCGGTACCGGCGGCGGAACGGCATGAAGCTTTCCAGGTCTTGAATGGTGACATCCTTGTGCACCGGGACGGCGGATTCTTCAGTCAGCTCTTTGATGGTTTCCAGGGTGTTGTTGGCCTGCAGCTGGGCAAATAGCAGATCGGCATCTGTGGTGTGTTCAAGTTTCATTGGGCTTAGTCCTCAGTTTTCGGGGTGGTGTCAGGCTCACCGGTGCGGGTGAACATCTGGTGCTGGTTCTCCGGGAAAATGCTCAGCCGCCCGCCGGTGTTCACATGCATGGGCGTTTCAGTGGTGTCTTCCTCGGAGATCTTTCCGCGCAGTGTGGGCACGGTGTATTTCAGGGTGTGGCCGATGTTGACCTGGTAGCTCTGGCCGATGCGTTTCAGGTTCAGCTGGATGTCGATGCGGCCCTTGTCGTTGTTGTCGACAACGCCGCCGGCAACTTCGCTGAGCGCGCGGGCCAGCTTCTGGATGAATACGCCGCCGTCCAGATCGGCCAGAAAAGTGGAAACGTCTGTATCCCGGTGCGTGGGTGCGGGTTTGCTCATGGTGATACTCCTGTTGCTTCTGTTATTGGTGATTTCAGGGCAGCGTGCGGGCTGCTGGTGCTGTGGGTGGAGCAGGGCGCTTTCGGCGCCAGTCGTTGGTGGCGTAGTTCTGGCTGATAAAGCCTTGGCTATTCAGCGTGCTCAGGTTGTCTGCCACCTGCTGCATGGCCTCGGCGCTGATGAACTTGTCCAGGCGGGTGCCGGTGGTCATCAGGAAGGTGAACAGCTGCAGGGCCTTGCGCATCAGGGTTGGGTCCAGGTACTGGAAGTCCTGAATGTGCAACGGGTGGTGGTCGCTGTCCCAAAGGGCCAGCAGGAAGTTGCCTGCGTGGCGGGCATCGCTGTTGGCTCCATTGCTGGCCGTGTGGTGCAGCTCAATCAGGGCGCCTTCGATATCGTTGGCGCTGGCTTTGAGTGTGATCATGATGTGGTCCTCAGGGTTTTGGGCTATCCACCACACGCAACCGAGGGCGCAGGCGAGTAACAACAGGTGGCTGATCATTGGCGGCATCCTCCAGGTGGGCGCGGTACCGGAACCCCTCTTGCTTCCACACCAGGCGTTTGCCCTGGGAGTTGGCGAAGCGAATCAGGTCAATAACCCGTGTGCTTTCTGGCAGATCAAGACGCATGGCATTCCTCCTGGCGGTGGGCGTTGAAGTTGCCCTTTTGCAGCGTTCGAATGGTGCGGGATACCCGCTGAATCCGGCTGGCAACCTCGTGTGGCTGGCGTTGTGTGTCCCGCACAATGTGGATGGTTCTCAGCCGAACCAGGTCTTGCTCGGAGGCTTTAAAGCGCTCCACGTGATCGTTGATCGCGCGTTGAATGTGGGTGTTCTTGCCGCTCTGCACTGCCAGCCAGATGGCCTTCCAGCTCAGCAGCTCGATTTCTTCAATGGTTTTCATCCTGTCTCCTAAATCAGGCAGCGTTCACCTGGTCCCATTCACGTTTGGCTTTGGTGCGCTGTGTGTCGATGTAGTCGGCCAGATCCTGCGCGCTCACCAGCCATGGGCTTTTCTGGGTGCCGCCACGGTAGGCGGTTACCGGCAGCTGCCGGCGGGCGGCGCGCTTTTTGGCCATGTCTGGCTGAAGGCCGAAAAACTTGTCGCAGACATCCTCCAGCGGGATCTCGGCGGTACCGAACTCAGCCATCAAGGCGAAAAACGTGGAAATCTGCTTCACGAGGCTTTCTCCATTTCGATCTGCTCTGCGAACTCTTTGCGCAGGAATTCCAGGCCGGCAGGGCTAACCAGCGTTTTGGCGCTGTGCTGCAGGCCGCGAACGGGGTGGTTGAATGCCTTGGTTTCCACCTTGAACAGGCCGCGCTGGGTGTAGCGCCAGTTGGGCAGGCGGTGCTGATCGATGATGCCCCGGCGCTTCAGTGCCTGGATCATCTTGCGCGGGCCAAGGTTCAGCGTTTTCGCGGCTTCGGCGAGGGTGATGTACTCGGGGATCATGCGGTCTCCCTGTCTCCGGTGCGGAGATCATCAAGGTTGGTTGGCATAACAATGGGGTAGTCGTCTGCATCCCGGCGGCCGGATAGTCGAATCCTTGCAACGCGGGGAGAGCGGAGTGTTACCGGCTGGTCTGCGGTGCCTGGCATGGCGTTGCCGAGAATCAGCAAGCCAATGGCCAGCTGCCGTGCCTTCACCAGCCCGGCCTTCCAGGCGCGGCTGATCAGCAGTTGCCGGTTGGGTGCATCGAACCGGCGCAGAAGGGCGATCACGTGGAATTTAACGGTGCCCAGCGTGATGCCCATCAGCATGCCGATGGCTTCGTTTTCCTTGCCTTCGACGATCCAGACCAGGACTTCGCGCTGACGTGGGGTCAGGGCGTTGTCTGGGTCTTGGATTTCGAATTCTGTGCCTGTGGAAGTGACCATTTGTGATTATTCCGGATCAATTTTGTTGTTATCCTAGTATCGCGTTGATACACAGTCAACATAGTTGATTCAAAAAATAATCAAAACAGGTCATTTTTTGGTGGGACGAAAAAAAACCTCTGAGCAAATTGCGCAGAGGTTTCTTTGTTGGTCGCGTTCGGTGCTCTTAGTCTTCTCTGGTTTGCGAGCGGCTGCTCATCATTCCTGAGATGAAGTCTGCGAGGGATGCGGCCATTTGGTCATTGAGTCGGCCGGATTGAGTAGCCTGGGTCAAGACCTTAATCAGTCGTGTGTGTTCGGGTGAGGCGTTGGCGATATTGTCCGAGTCCGCAACTTGAATCTCGTCGGCTGTCGTATCGTCGATCGTTTTCGGGCCCTCACCGAAAGCAAGCCACCAGAACCGATAGCCCGTGAGTTCAGACAGTCCTCTGAGATTGTCAACATTGATGGCGCCCCGCTTCTTCCAGTTAAGGACTGATGTTCTGGAGGAATGGAGCCTGTCAGCGATCTCGTAGGCCTTTAATGGGCCTTCTTCAATCGCTTCGCGGAGCCTTGCGGCGCGGGCATTGTTTGGAGGGTCTAGTGACATGCTATGCATTGTAGTGCTTGACCTCTCGTAGTGTGAGCGCGTAATGTTGATACAAAGTCAACGCGTTGACTTAAAATCAACATAAGTGTTTCGGGGGTTCTTATGGCTGTTCCAATTGTTAATCAGGTTGCCGATCAGTTGGGTGGTCGACCTGAGCTGGTGAAGCTGCTCGGCTGTGACAGAAGTACTCCGTGTCGCTGGAGCCGGATTCCGGCTCACCATGTTCTAAAAATCGAAGGCGCGATTCGTGAAAAGGGCGGCGACATCGACCGTTACTTCATGCGGCCGGATATTTATGGCCAGCGTCCTCAGTCTACTGAGAGCAAGTCTGTTGCATAACTAATCGGGTGGATGGGGTAAGGAATGAGCGAGCAAGAGAGCAATCTCGATTATCAATATGGCCTGAGCGAGATCGCTGTTCAGATACCGGCGCCCGATGGTGTCACGCGAACAGTGCCAGGCCTGGCGCATGAAGCCAGTCCAGGGCTGGCAGTAACAATGCTCCCGTTCGGGGTGTTTCAGGTCACTCACGTCAACACAGGCCGCAAGCTCTGCAACAACTATCAGCGGGCCGCTTCTGCTTTGCTGGCTATGAGCCAGTGGGCGCTGATCGCGCATATCCGGGGCGCTTCATGGGCTGATTTGGGGCCAACTGGTGCCGCTGATCTTGTCACTGAGTTGAGCTCCGAGGCAGTGCCATTCGATGGGTGCACCACCATCTCAAAAGGGGTGACTCGGAAAATGACCGTCGGGGAGTGGTTCCAGCATCAGCGCATTCCGATCTTTGACGAGTTCCCATGGGAGGAAGTCGACCCCTTTGAGCTGGCTCTCGCCAATTTGGAAAAGATTGAGGTGCCAGCACATGAGTAACGCAAAGCCAATCTTGTTCAAAGACGAAATGATCCGGGCGATTCTGGAGGGGCGGAAGACGCAGACTCGGCGGATTGTGAAGGGTATCGATCACGACCTTCTCAACATGATGAGTGAGGACATAGTGACCGGCGAGCCGGACAGCGACCTGCTGGAGTTAATCTACGGGCCATCGACTGACGATGACGGCAATCAGTTGCCCGGCCAGTGGATGGTTCGTTGCATTGAATGCCCAGAAGAAGGCGTGCTAACCATGGGCCAGGGTTACGGTAAGCCCGGTGATCGGCTGTGGGTGCGGGAGACTTTTTCAGATGAAGCCGGAGGAACGCGAAAATCCCCAGGCGAACATATCTATTACCGAGCCGACGGGGACGGCGTAGACCTGCAGGGTGGAGGCTGGACCTCCTCCATTCACATGCCCCGCTGGGCCAGCCGCATCACGCTGGAGATCACCGGAGTTGGGGTCGAGCGATTGCAGGACATTGGCGAGAGGGATGCTGAGGCTGAGGGCGCCCGGATCGAGCTTGCCGAGATCGACAGCGTCCGACTTGGTGCGGAAGCGTCGCGCCGTAGCGGTTTTCGGAACTTGTGGCAGCGTATCAACGGCCCCGACTCATGGTACGCCAACCCCTGGGTTTGGGTCATCGAGTTCAGGCGTATCTATTAGGAGGTAGTGGCTGTATGAGTAACAACCAAGAGTGTGACGTCGTGCCGGAGTTCAATCACCAGCACCCTGAATATTGCAAAATCATTGAGTCTATAGCGGCTTCAACGCACCACGTGCTCGACGCCGTTGGCATTGATGCCGAAACCGCACTTGATATGGATGAGGCAATTGAGCACCTGATCTGTAAGAACTTGGACCAGGTGGCAAAAATAGCCTCCGCCGACAAAGCCGTTGGGTGGATTAGCGTCGATGATGAGCTGCCTGATGCAGATCTACCGGTTTTGGTGTTCGCACCTGGGATAGACGATTACGAAATCGATTTTGTTGATGTTTGTGCCGACACCGGCGATGAATGGTTTGCCAATGACCGTTGTCGGCTCATCACTCACTGGCTTCCACTACCCAAGCCTCCCGCCAATGGAGAGTCTTCCGATGAGTGATACAACTCCGCGCGACCGCCTGGGAAAGATGCTTTCAGCGGCGCTTTTCATCTCGACCTTTGGCCATGCCTCACTGGTTGGTGCAAAAACCCGGCAAATCCTTACAGGCTCTTTTCTTGATCTGAGTGATATCGAGGTCAACCTGCTGGCGAAAGAGCTGCTCGTGGAGTGCCAGGTGGCGCTGATCGAGGTCAACGGGGTTAACGAAACCCGAAAGCTTCTGTTTGCGCTCGCCGGCACTCCTCTGCACTTAGCAAAGGAAAAAGCCGAGCGCCTTATAAGTGTTCATGCTGCTCAGCTAGAAGCCGTGCCTCTTCCGGAGATTGAGCGGATTTTGAGAGATCAAGACAACCGCCGTCGGGAAATTCATGCACGCCGATCACGCAGTAGTGAAAGCCGTCCTCAAGTTCAATCACCTGGCCTACCGTGATCTCCTGATCGGTTTCGTAGGTCGGTTGGTTCGCGTCGTCTGAATCGGCGCGGTAGTGCAGGCGGTATTCCATCGGGTCTCTCCTTTCCATGTGTGAGTCCCTGAAAGTACCAAAACTGTGAAGAACAAACCATGAACAGTACGCAAACGATGAAACAACGGCACCCGAAGGCGGGAGGCGGGCATGCGGTCACAGTGGAATGATGCCGAGGATGAAGCCCTGCAGGGGCTTACGCCAGAGGCTCAGGTGATCTACTTGCGGGGCTTTCGGCGGTATATGGATTATCGCACTGGCGTAGCTGGTGGGCCGGCGCGGAAGCTGTCTTACCGGGCCATGGCGGAGCTGATCGCCGTAGACCCGGATTGGGGCAGTCAGCGCAAGCGGGCGGAAACCCCAACCCTTGGCCGTGTGCGCGCCCGTGTGGCGGAGCTGGAGCGGGCGGGGCTGGTGGTGAACCATGGTTCCAGCCGCAGCCGGGGGCTTGTTTTTAAACTGCCTTTGGCTGATACGGGATTAGTCCGTCCAGAAAAGGAACAACACAAGGAACAACACAAGGAACAACACAGGGAGCCGCACAGCGGTAATGTGGTTAACCTACCGAAAACACGGGAAATTATGCCGGTAGAGCAAGACGGGAACAGCACAAGGAACAACACAGGGAGCGACACAAGGAACAACACACATCTGTATAACTATACTTTACTTAACTCTACTAACGCGGGCGCGCGCGATATTGCTGCGTGGCCCGACACCTTCCAGCCCCAGACTCCAGCGGAGTGGGGCTCCTTCCTGGGGCGTGAGCGTTCCTGGGCGTACCACAGGGTTTCCAGGCCAAAGTTGATTGCCGTGTACCAGTGCTGGACAAGCTGGGCTCTGAGCATTGGCGATCTGAGGCAGGTTATGGCCTGTGCAGAGGCCAACCTGGGCCGCATTCCTGATGGCCCGGAGTATTACAAGAATTTTGCAGAAACCTACGCTCGTGAGCGGGACAGGCTGAACGAATCCATCCAGAGTAATCACCAGGGGAGTAACCATGGCGCAAGTGCACCAGATCCAGAGCGTCGTTCAAGGCGTGACGAGAGAGCTGCAGTCCAGAAGCAACTCACAGACCCCCACTACGCACTCGACAACTGGTGACCGGTTTACACGAGAGCAGAAGTTTAAAACCGTGTTGTTCTTCAACCGGCTGCAGTTGATCTATGGGCATCGGTTTACTGTTCAGTGGCCCGATGAGCAGACCGTAAAGCTGGCCCGAAGGGAGTGGGCCCGTGAGATTGATTCCCTGGGCATGGAGGAGCTGGAAAAGGCTTTGGAACGGGCGAAGGCCAAGCTTGTTGAGGGCGATGGGGATTTCTACTGGCCCGATGTTGGGCGGATTCTGGGGCTTGCCAGGGAAAGCCGAACGGCAGCCCACAAGGTGTTCCCGCCGGCATTGCCGCCCAGTGAGGCGGTGGTGAGTGCCAGGCGCAAGGCGGGCAGGCAGGGTTTGGCCAAGGTGTGGCAAGCGCTTGGAGGTGGTCATGTTGAGTGATACCCAGCAACGTTTGACCGCCTGGGGGCACTGGGTGCGCTCTGGTGGTGGGGTGGATTTGGGGTGCTACGGGGTGAAGCTTGCCGTGGGCAGCAGTGTGCCTATGCCCGTTTGCTCGGATGACGATGCAGAGGCGGTAGACAGGGCGGTGGCGCGCCTGAAGAAACGGGACCAGGTGATGGGCCGGATTGTGGTGATGGCGTACCTGGGGCAGATGAGCCTGGCCCGCATTGCCAGGGAATCTGGTGTGGGTAGTCGGGAGCGGGCCAGGTACTTGCTGGGCGCTGCTGAGGCGTGGATTGACGGACGTTTGGATAACTAAAAATAAACAATGTTGACATCCTGCATGCAGAAAACTACTCTCTTTCCCGTAAGGTGCAGGAAGTGCATCTGAACAGCGCATGAAACCTCTAGTAGATACTCCTTCGTACCCGGCCCAGTGCCGGGTTTTTTTATGGGTGCGCCAATGGACATGAAACAGGTTTATTCCGATATCGCGGAGCTGGATGAGGCGATGAGCCGGATGACCCTTCGGACGGTGACCGCTAGGTTCGTGGAGAAAGAATCTCGTCAAACTCCTGGAGTATCTCCCGATCCTGTAAGCGTGGTGGAATCTGCTCAATGGCGGAGGTCAGGAGCATGCCGTAAGCGGCGGCCATTTCTCGGCGTTTGTCATCGGGCATCTGCGCCAGCAGTGTGTGCATCATGCAGCGCATCACGGCTTCCTGATTCATCAGCCGCACGTTTATGTTGCGGAGCTCGAGCACGCTTTTTTCCAGCTTGGCTACGCGGGTCTGTAAGTCGCTTGTATTCATGGTTTCGGTTCCCTGGTAAGTGAAGTTTCCTGGCAGGTTCGAGCTTAGCAGGCGGGCCATTTTTATTCGAGGTAGTGAGATGAACAGGCAACTCCTCCTGGAGCAACTGCAGCGCCATGAAGGCCTGCGTCTGAAGCCATACCGGGACACCGTGGGCAAGCTGACAATCGGCTATGGCCGCAACCTGGATGATCGCGGGATCAGTGAGGATGAGGCCGGGTTCATGCTGGATAACGATATTGATCTGGTTGTGGCAGAGCTGGAACGCATGCCGCTGTTCCTGAGCCTGAACCCTGTTCGGCAGGTGGTGTTGGCCAATATGGCGTTCAACATGGGTATGCCAACGCTGCTTACCTTCCGGCGCATGTTGGGTGCCCTGGCTGAGAAGGACTGGGACAGGGCAGCTGCAGAGATGCTGGACAGCAAGTGGGCCGGGCAGGTGGGCAGCCGGGCAACCGAGCTGGCTGAACTGATGCGCCGGGGTGATGCGTGCAGGTGACCGATATGGCAGATCGACGTGGTTGGCACGTAGACAAGGGTATTGGCGTTGCTCATATCCTGACTACTGTTGGGCTGGCCTTGGGTGGTATCTGGTATATCGCGGGGCAGGATAACCGTGTGAGTCAGGCGGAGCTGAACATCCGCCACCTGGAAGCCCAGATGGAGCGGGATAGGCAGAGTATCGAAAAGAAGCATGATGAGTTGCGGGTTGATCTGAGGCTGATCAACAGCAAGCTGGACCGCCTGATCGAAACCCAGAACAGGGACTGACCATGAAATGGCTGTATGAGCACTGGATCATCACAACGCTGGTGATTGTTGTGTTCGTGGTGCTGATCTGTGCGGTAACTGTGAAAGTGTTCTTTGATCCTGTGGATGTGCCAAATGGCACAGCTGCAGCCTTCGCAACCTTCTTTGGGTTGCCTGCATTGGTGATAGGGCTGGTCAAATGGCGAAGTGGCAAGCAGGGCAGTCAGGACTAGTTCAGTTCAAAGTGTTGGCCATTCTCCTGGCTGTGGGTGCCATTGGCGCCACTAGCTGGACTGCTCGGGGTTGGTTTGAGGATTCAAAGCGTTTGGCTGTGGTGGCAGATCGAGAGGCATTGGCTGCGGAGTTTCGCAGTGATGTGGCTGAGATCTCCCGCCAGGTGGAAGACCGCCTATCTCAGCTGCGGGCGAATGAGCGCGTTATTGATCGTGGGGTGATACGTGAAATTCAGAGGCCGGTGTATCAGCGTGTGTGTTTTGAGCCTGAGCTTGTCCGCCTGCTCAACGCAGCCCAGCGGGGTGATGCTGACACCGGAGCAGCAGAACCTGATACGCCCATGCCCTGAGCAGCTGCCAGAGCTGACGGACGGCAATGCAGACACGGCCGGGCTGGTGATTAAAGACACAGCCAGTATCTATCACGATTGCGCTACCAGGATGAATGGCCTGGTTAAAGCAGTAACAGGAGGTTGAATGCCGGCAGCTATCCCCAGGCAATGCAGGCAACACACCTGCGCTGCTACCACTACAGCCCGTAATGGTTATTGCGAGGCTCACCAGGCATTGGCCAGTGGTTGGATGGATGAGCGTAGGGGCTCCAGTACAGAGCGCGGATATGGCGGGCGTTGGCGCAAGCTGCGTGATCGGATCATGCGCAGGGATAAGGCGCTGTGTCAGCCATGCATGGGCAAAGGGCGTGTGATGCCAGCTGTAGCAGTTGATCATATTGTGCCTAAGGCTGAGGGCGGTACCGATGCAGACGAGAACCTGCAGGCCATTTGCAAGCCTTGTCACAAACTGAAAACTGAAAATGAGTCCAAGCGGGCGCGGGCAAATCGGCGGGACCGGGGGCGGGGTCAAAACTTTTCAGCGTGAAAGTGCTCGACCGCTGCCTATCAGTGATTTTTTATGATGGCTAAATTCGGGAGGGGGGGAGTCTAAGGGCTTTCCTGATGTTATGGCTAAACGAGGTAGACCAGCGATTGCAGGGCAGACGAAGGTTCTGCAGGGCAACTTCCGCAAAGACCGTGATTCTCACGGGCCGGATGTTGAGATCTCGGTACCGGAGTGCCCGAAGGATGCGCCAGATGTGGTGCGTATTGCCTGGAAGAAGATCGGCCCGATTCTGGCAAAGCAGGGCATGCTTTCAAGCTGTGACCAGATTCCGCTGTTTGCGTACCTGGACAGCTACACCAAGTTCAAGATGGTTACCCGTGCTCTGGAAACGCTGGAGGACATGCTGGAAGCAACGCCCAATGGTTACCAGCAGATGAGCCAGGCATTCCATATTCGCAACAAGCTCTGGAAGGAAGTAATGGACGCGGGCAAAGAGTTTGGCCACACGCCAGCCAGCCGCTCGGGGCTGAAGGCTCCGAACCAGGGGCAGCTGGATCTGGGAGGCTTTGAGGATCTGTAATGGCTCGTGATTATGTTCCCATCGCGATGGAGTACATTCGCCAGGTGCTTGAGGGAGAGATACCGGCGTGTAAGTGGGTGCGCCGGGCCTGTGAGCGACAGCTTAAAGATCTGGAGCGCGAGGGCACCGACGAATTCCCATACTGGTTTGAGCCGAAGCTGGCCAGCAGGGTTTGCCGTTTCATCGAGCTGCTGCCACACGTTAAGGGTGAATGGGCCCGCGAGCGCAAGCGCCTGGAGCTTTCGCCCTGGCAGATCTTCCGGTTGACCACGGTATTCGGGTGGATTAACCAGGAAGGCTACCGCCGATTCAAGACAGCTTACAACGAGATGCCTCGAAAGCAGGGCAAGTCTTCGGAGACATCCGGCGTTGGCTTGTACCTGCTGACGGCAGACGGTGAGCCTGGCGCTGAGGTGTACAGTGCCGCCACTACCCGCGACCAGGCGCAGATTACCTGGAAGGACGCCAAGCAGATGGTGGATCGCACGCCAGGCCTGCAAGGGCGTTTCGGTGTCGCGACCAGCTCGCACACTGTTTATGTGGAGCATACCAACAGTGTTTTCAGATCGCTGAGCCGAGACCAGGGCGGCAACCATGACGGCCTGAACGTTCACGGCGGCCTGATTGATGAGCTGCATGCTCACAAAACCCGGGAGATCTTCGACGTTATCGAGACCGGTACCGGCGCCCGTAAACAGCCATTGCTCTGGTTGATTACCACGGCAGGCTTTAACCGCGCAGGCATCTGCTATGAGCAGCGGGCCTACGTGACCAAGATCCTGGAGGGCGTGGTTCAGGATGAGAGCTATTTCGGAATCATCTACACAATCGATGATGACGACGACTGGACAGACCCGGCCAGCTGGGCGAAGGCCAACCCCAACTGGGGTGTGTCGGTAAACCCGGAGGACATCGAGCGTAAGGCCCGCAAAGCCATGACCATGGCGGCCGCAACGAACAATTTCCTTACCAAGCACCTGAACGTCTGGGTGAACGCAGACACCGCCTGGATGGATCTGCAGGCATGGGAGCGGTGCGGCAATCCGGCGCTCACACTGGAAAGTTGCGCTGGCCGTAAGGCGTGGATAGGCCTGGATCTGGCCAGCAAGATCGACATTGCGGCTCTGATGGTTGTGGTGGAAGACGACGACGGCGGTTTCACAACTTTCGGCAAGTACTACATCCCGGAGGACGCGGCGGAGGATGGCCGCAACCAGCACTATGCAGGCTGGGCCCGGCAGGGATTGGTAACGCTGACACCAGGCGCAACAACCGACTTCGCATTCATTGAGGAAGACCTGCGGGAGCTGGCCAGCCTGCTGGATATCGAAAGCGTTGGGTTTGATCCCTGGCAGGCCACGTATCTGGCCACCCGCATGCTGGAAGAAGGTTTGCCGATGATCGAATACCGGCAGACCGTTCAGAACATGAGTGAGCCGATGAAGACGCTGGAAGCGCTCACGCTGGAGCAGCGAATCCGGCACAACGGTGACCCGGTGCTTACCTGGATGATGTCTAACGTGGTGGCGCACCTGGATGCCAAAGACAACATCTACCCGCGTAAGGAATTCCCTGAAAACAAGATCGACGGGGTTGTGGCGCTGATCATGGCCTTGGGGCGCGCCATTCGTTCTGAGGGCGACCAGGTGCAGCCATCCATTTACGACACTTCGGACGTGACATGCTGATGACCATTATTACTTTCCTGATCGGGCTGGTAGGCGCTTTGCTGGTGGCCTTTGGTGCCTGGCTGGTATTCCCGCCGGCTGGATACATCGTTGGGGGGCTGCTTTGCCTGATGTGGTCGTTCATGAGCGCCCGGGCTATGGCCGTGCGGGAGTTTCAGGCGGCGCAGAAACCGAGGGGTGAAGGCTGATGTTCCTTTCCAGCTTCTTTCAGTCCGCGGCTTCTGGCAGTCGAAATACCGGCAGCGATTGGAGCAACTGGGTTAGCTCCATGTCTTCCCGCAGTGCTTCCGGAGCCATGGTTAACAAGGACACGGCGCTGGCGCTTACCGCCTTACGCGGCTGTGTAACGCTGCTGGCGGAATCTGTGGCCCAGCTGCCGTGCGAGCTATACCGCCGCACTGGGGATGGCAACCGGGAGCGGGCCACCGATCACCCGCTGTACGACGTGATCCATTCTCAGCCGAACCGCAAAGACACGGCTTTCGAGTATTACGAGCAAGCCCAGGGCGCGCTTGGGCTGGATGGCAACCATATCGCTTTGATCGACAGGGACGGCGCGGGCTACGTGCGTGAGCTGATCCCGATCAGTAACACCAAGGTGCGGGTGCTGAAGGGCAACGATGGTATGCCTTATTACCATCTGATTGATCAGAACGAGATTCTGCCCTCGCGCATGGTTCATCACATCAAGGGCTTTTCCCTGGATGGCTATGTTGGCGTTTCGCCCATTGAGACCAACGCAGACGCCATCGGCCTGGCGATCGCGACAGAGGAACACGCCTCAGCGGTGTTCTCCCGTGGTACCACCATGTCTGGCGTGATTGAGCGGCCCCGGGAGGCTGCACCGATTTCTGATCAGGCTAAGCTGGATCGATTTCTTGCCAAGTTCGCGGAACGCCATAGCGGTATTCGGAACATGTTCAGCGTTGCCATGCTCCAGGAGGGCATGACCTATAAGCAGCTGGCCATGGACAACGAAAAGGCCCAGCTGCTGGAAAGCCGTAAACATTCCTCGGTGACTGTGTGCCAGCTGTATAAAGTGCCGCCGCACATGATCCAGATGATGGACCGGGCCACGTTCAACAACATTGAACACATGGGCCTGCAGTTTGTGATCTACACGCTGCTGCCGTGGATCAAGCGCCATGAGGGCGCCATGATGCGGGATCTGCTGCTGCCTTCCGAGCGGTCTGATCTCTACATCGAATTCAACGTTAGCGGGTTGCTTCGCGGTGATCAGAAGTCCCGCTATGAAGCCTACGCGATCGGCCGGAACTGGGGCTGGCTTTCTGCCAACGATGTGCGCCGCCTGGAGAACATGCCGCCGATCTCCGGCGGTGATCGTTATCTTGCTCCGCTGAACATGGCTGAGCCTGGCAATTCTGCCAAGGCGCTGAATGCCACTCCTGACCAAATGAAAGAGATTGAGGACATCCTATGCCGCGTCTGATCAATTATCCGCATGTTGCGTCGATGGTGTTTGGCGTTCCGCTGTTTGCCACGCCTGCCCTGGTAACGGCTGTGAAGTCTGTTCTGGAGCCTCGTTTGCTCGGTAAGGACATTGAATCTGTTGATCGCCTGGCGCCGATGGCGTTGGTTGACGATGAGCAGCGAACGGCGCAGCCCGAGCAAACTGCCACCCAGCTGGCCGTTATCCCGGTGCATGGCATTCTGGTACCGCGCCGGGGTGAGATCACCGAAAGCTGTGAGGAGCTGGTCTCTTACGAATTGCTCCGTGGCCAGATTGAAGCGGCCCGCCGGAATGACCAGGTGGCAGAGATTGTGCTGGATTTCCACACCGGTGGCGGCTCGGCTTTGGGCTGCAAAGAGGCTGCTGACTATATCCGCATGGTCTCTGCTGAAAAGCCGATCACCGCCCTGATCAACTTTGCGGCGTGTTCTGCGGGGTACTTCCTGGCGTCGGCCTGCTCAAAGATCGTGGCCAGCCCCACAGCCATGGTGGGTTCCATTGGTGTGATCATCGAAACCTACGATGTGAGCCGGGCAGAGGAAGCGGCTGGCATCACCTTCAATACTTACTACCGGGGTGGGCACAAGAACGATGCCTCTCCCCATGAACCCATCACCGATCAGGCCGCTCAGGAAATCGGCAAGCGGTTGGATGCGGCCTATGAAATGTTCACCAGTTCTGTTGCGGAGTATCGCGGCCTTGATGTGGAGGCCGTGATTGCGACAGAGGCTCGGGTGTTCTCCGCCAAGGAAGCGCTCAGCCTGAAACTGATTGACGAGATTGCGCCCGCGCAAGATGCGGTGAATGCCATCGCGGCAAGTTACCGACAAGCCGGGCAGGGCAGTGGTCGCCGGATATCGGCACAAGCCCACGCCCTGAATACCCAATGCCAGCTCTAGCCACGCGGCGGAGCAGCTAACCAGGCGGCCAGATGGCCGCCTTTTTTATATCTGAAATAAAGAGGAAAGCGACATGGATTTGATCGAAGAACTCCGCCGCAAGAGAGCGGAAGTTAACCAGAAAGTTCAGGCCTTGGCCGCTGCAGAGCAGGAGTCTGGCGAACTGACGGCTGAGCAGCTGAAAGAGTTTGATGCGCTGAAGGCGGAATTTGACCAGCTCAGCCAGAAGATGGCACGGGCGGAAGAGGTGGAGCGCATGCAGGCCGCCTCTGCTCAGCCGGTTACTCCGAGTGCTGGTGGCCGCGCCCCTGCTATTCACACCAAGCCGGAGCTGAAGCAGTACCCGGGTGCCAGCGCCGCCCGTATGGTGATGTCCATCGCGGCCGGCGGCGGCAACCTGCAGGATGCTGTGAAGTTCGCCCGCACCGAGATTGGTGATATGGACGTGGCCATGGCCATGGAAACCGGTTCCGGTTCCGGTGGCGCCCTGGTACCGGACAACATGCACGACGAAGTGATTGAGCTGTTGCGGCCCCGCACCGTTGTTCGCCAGCTCGGCGCCCGTAACGTGCCGCTGCCCAACGGTAACCTCTCTATGCCGCGCATGAGCTCCGGTGCGACCGCCGGTTATGTCGGTGAGGGCAACGATGTCCTGGCCAGCGAAGGCAGCACCGACGATGTGAACCTGTCTGCGAAGACCATGATCACGCTGGTACCGATGTCTAACCAGCTGATCGGCCGCGCCGGATTCCGTATCGAGCAGATCGTTCTGAACGACATGATCAACGCCATGGCGGTTCGTGAGGACAAGGCGTTCTTGCGGGATGACGGTACCAGCAACACCCCGAAAGGCTTCAAGGCCACCGCCACAGACGCGGGCCGCACCGTTCCCTGGTCCGGTACCGCTGACCTGGCCACCATCGATGCCTACCTCGACAGCCTGATTCTGCAGCTGATGAACAGTGACAGTCTGCTGATTCAGCCCGGTTGGGCCCTGTCTCCGCGTAGCTACATGAAGCTGTTCGGTCTGCGTGACGGCAACGGTAACAAGGTTTATCCGGAACTGGCGCAAGGCCAGCTGAAGGGTTACCCGATCAAGCACACCACCACCATCCCCAACAATCTGGGCACTGGTACCGATGAGTCTGAGATTTACTTCGCAGACTGGAACGACGTGGTGATCGGTGAGCAGGAAAACATGAAGGTCGACTTCTCCCGAGAGGCTACCTACAAGGACGCCGGCGGCAACCTGGTGTCTGCGTTCTCTCGCAACCAGTCCGTGGTTCGTGTGGTGGCTGAGCACGATATCGGCTTCCGCCACCTGGAGGGTCTGGTGCTGGGTACCGGCGTTACCTGGTAATCCCGTGGCGGCGTTCTGCCGCCACTCACTTTCTTAATTTCAGGAGTAACAGCCATGGCTGAGCAAACCAAAAAAGCTGAAGACGCACCGAAGACTGACAAGGTGCTGATCACCTTTACCAAGCCCTGGAGCCGTTACAGCCGGGGTGATATTGCGGGCTTCAGCGCTGAGGAAGCGGAGCGGCTGGTAAAAGGCAAGGTTGCCGTTAAGGGCACCAAGTTGCCGGCAACCAAAGCAGACCAGGAACCAGAGCCGAAAGCCTGACGGTATGCCGGCTTCGGCCGGCTGAGGAATTGCCCGAATGATCACAGTTGAAGAGGCGAAAGCCCACTGCAGGATTGAACACGGCGCTGAGGATGGCTTGATTACGTCCTTGATTGCCGCTGCCTTCCGGCACATTGAGAACCGCACTAGTCAAACCTTTGACCAGGTGAGTGGCGCGGAAATGGTGCTCGATGCTCTGCCGGCTGGCGGTGCCGGAATTGAACTGCAGTGGACGCCCGTTCGCGCCATTCAGGGACTGGTGTATCTGGACCCGCAGGGGGGTGAGCAAACCCTGTCAGCGGCTGATCTTTCCCTGGACGTGCGGGGTGTTTACCCGAAGCTTTACCCGGTTAACGAATGGCCGGAAAGCAAAGCCCAGCGGGCGTCGGTGAAGGTGACAGCTGATATCGGGTATAGCGAATTACCGGCAGATGTTCGGGCGGCCGCTCTACTGATCATCGGCCACTTGTATGAAAACCGGGAGGCGGTCGTGATCGGAACGATTGCGACTGATCTGCCCATGGGCGTTGAGCTTCTGCTGGCGCCTTATGTGATCCATAGGGTGGGGTAGCGGGCGCTCAAGCTTAGCTGTTGAGTCCTTGGTCAATATAATTTAGTTGAGGTCATTTATGGATGCGGAGCAATTTGAGCGCCTGCTTCAAGTGATCGCGGATCAGACATCTGCGGTTAGAAAGCTCGCTGAAACCAATGCGGCTCTTATTCAGGCTCTCGCTGATGGGCAGGAGTTAGAGGAAGTGCGTGGTGTCGAGGTGTATCTCGACGAGCCTACTCTGGGGTGATCCTGGCGCCGAATGGCGCCGGGCTGCCACATTTAATCGGAGTCATCTGATATGCGAGCAGGAAAGTTGCGGCACCGTATCACCATTGAGGAGCGATCTGGGAGTACTCAAGACCCTCAAACAGGCGAGATGATCCCTGATTGGTCTGAAGTGGATACGGTATGGGCAGAGAAGCGGCCTTCGAGCGCCCGAGAGTTCAAGCAATCCCAGGCCGGCCAGTCCGAAATCAGTGGTGAATTCGTGATCCGCTATCGATCAGACGTAGACGCCACCATGCGCATTGTCCACAAGGGCAAGTTCTACAACATCGAGGGCGTGCTGGAGGACAACGAGAGCGGCATGGAGTGGCTTACGATTCCCTACAGCGAGGGCGTAAACGATGGCTCGTGATGGCATCGAGTACAACATGACCGGCATGCCGGAACTGCTCGGCAAGCTGGAGGGACTGGAATATGACCTGAAGCGCAAGGGCGGTCGCTTTGCCCTGCGCAAAGCTGCCCAGGTCATCCGCGATCAGGCCCGAGCCAATGCCGAGCGGGTGGATGATCCGCGCACTTCCGAAAATATCGCGGCCAACATCGTAGAGCGGTGGAGCGGCCGCTTATTCAAGCGAACCGGAAACCTAGGATTCCGCGTCGGTGTACTTGGTGGAGCCAAAGGTGCCGCTGAGGCAGCCGGCGAGGTTGCGGGAAAAGGGAGTGGGAACCCCGGCGGCGATACATTCTACTGGCGATTTGTAGAGTTCGGCACTGAGAACGCCCCGGCCCATCCATTCATGCGTCCAGCAATCAACCAGGTTGCAAACGAGCCCGTTGATGTCTTCATCAAGGAATACGGCAAGAGTATCGACCGTGCCCTGAAGCGGGCCAAGAAAAAGGCAGGCGTGAAATGAGCATAACGATCGTATTGCCATCAGGCAGTTCACCGAGGACTGGCGCGGGAACAAAGATATACACGGAAGATGGTCACGAGATAAAAGGCGTCACCAAATGCACCGTTCACATAACGCCGAATGGTTGTATCGCTGCCCGCCTGGATGTTTGCGTTAAGGAAGTCGAGAACCTCGAAGGCATTGAGGGGCACGTAACAATTACGAACCCGGAAGACGAGGCGGTGAATTTGTTTTGCGCTGATGTTTTGAAGGGGCCATCGAAATGACAGTGCCTATCTTTCAGGTCTGCGCAGCCGATCCAGCGGTCACTGCCCTGCTCGGTACCGGCCCCGTTCGCCTGTTCCCGTTTGGCAATGCACCCCAAGGTGTCCAGTTGCCTTACTGCGTTTGGCAAACCATCACCGGCGTACCTGAAAACTACATGGACTGCCCGCCGGACATGGACCGCCATGCCTTACAGGTAGACGTGTATGCAGCCACCGGCGCCCAGGCCCGGCAAGTGGTGCAAGCGCTTCGGGCAGCCATTGAGCCCCACGCGCACATTGTCAGCCTGAACGGCGAAAGCACGGAGCCCAGCACCGGCCACCGCCGATCAGGCTTTGATGTGGACTGGTTTGTAACCCGATAACCCAACACCAACCCCGAACAACCCGCCGCTGAGCGGGTTTTTTATTGAAACCCGCGAGAGGATTTTGAAATGTCGAAGCTCACACAAGGCACTCACGTTTTCTTTTTGAATACCACCGGCCAGACGCCTGAAGTCGTCAAAGTCGCTTGTGCCACCAGCTTTAACCCCGGCGGCGATCCGGCCGGCGAACACGACGACACCTGTCTCGACAGCGAAGAGATGGAATACATTGCAGGCATGCGAAACCCCGGCACGGCCAGCCTTGGCCTGCGCCCGGACCCGGAGCGCGACAGCCACCTGACCATGTGGAATCTGTTCCGCATGAACCCATCGCCCAAGCTGGCCTGGGCCGTTGGCTGGTCTGACGGCGATGTTAAGCCGCGCTTTGGCCAGGGCGTTGGAGCTGTCACCATCTCTGCTGGCGGTTCAGGTTATGAGAATGCGACCGTCGAATTCTCAGCCCCTGAAGATGCAGACGGCGTAACCGCGACCGGCGTGGCCACCGTGGTCAATGGCGAAGTCACTGACATCATCATCACAGACCCGGGCAGTGGCTACAGCGAAGCGCCCACGGTAACCATCACTGACAGCGCCTCCGGAACTGGCGCAACCGCCACCGCCACTTTGGGCGATTACGGCTTTGTGCTCCCGGATAGCCGTACCTGGTTCACCATGGGCGGTTACATCTCTGACTTCCCCTTCGATTTCCAAACCAACGCCCTGGTTGAAGCCGAGGTGAGCATCCGCCGCACCGGTGGCGCCCAGTGGCACAAGAAGGCTGCGTAACAATGGATCTGACTCTCGATAACCTCAAAGAAATGGGCGCCTTCACCGGCGCCCCGGTGGAGAAGGAAATCACCTGGCGCAAAGGTGATGACGAATATACCGCCACCGTTTACGTTCGCCGGCTGTCGTATAAGTCTGCGATGTCCGATCTGAAAGCCATGAAGGCCGACGATGACGACTTCGGTGCAGGGCGCATTGCTACATGCATCTGCGACAAGGAAGGCAAGCCGATCTTCACCGTTGCCGACATTACCGGTGATGCTGACCCAGATCGGGGTCCGCTGGACGGAAGCCTCACCCTGGCTCTGCTGTCTGTGATCGGTGAGGTGAACGAACTGGGAAAGACGAAGAGCTGACCGCAGAGGATGAACTCTGGTGCGAGCTTGTCTTGAACGGCGTTGGTGGCAATACCATCGCCAAGGCTCAGGAGACGATCACGTATAAAGAGTTCATCCAGTGGGCAAAGTACCGGAACCGGCGAGGGTCACTGAACATTGGGATGAGAACGGAGCGCTCAGGCGCACTGATCGCCACCGTTCTCGCCAACCTGCACCGGAAGAAGGGCTCGGAGCCGGTCAGCTTCTTTAAATTCGCCCCTCACCATGACGAGCCCGTGATGACTCTGGAAGAGGCCATGGAAAGCTGGCGGTAGGTTGCTAAACTACAGTCTAAACTCTTGGAGGAGACTGATTATGAAGCATCTATGGATTGTAGCCGCTCTGTTTTTCACTGGCTGCGCCCAAACACCTGTTGAGCTTTCACGCGATGTGACTTTGCAGCCTTGGCACTCGGCGCAATCCATTCGTTCTGTCCGATTTCCTGCCCAGTCTAGCGGTGGGGATTTAGAGTTCTGCACAGCAAAAAATGTTGTGAATCCTTCGGTCACTTTTGCTGACAGCTCTGACAGCTTTTTCGGAGCATTCACGGGGACGTATTATAGCCGGACGGACTCAACAACCGTTGGAGGTGGTGGTGTCATTCAGCACTCGTCAGACAAGGGAGTTATTGCCGTCGGCGTCACAAGCTACGAAGTGTCAGCTTTGGTTAAGCGATATGTTCGCTTTCAATTGACAGCGACAACGGATCAGTACGAGTTCGAAAATATAGAACAGGTCCAAGCAAACAGTGGCGCTGCCCCTAACAACGGCTTCCATCCTGTTGGCGACTTCTCGGGTGCCAATCCAAAGATGGCGCTCGATTCATTGGAAGAGATTGCCAGGAATATCGATTACTGCAGGAATCTCTAATGCCCTAGTTTTTCGGGGTAATTACTTTGCTTACAAGTGATACCTTGCTAATGCTTTAACAGGGAGAAACAAGCATGAGGAAGTACATAGCCATCCTGGCAATGACCGCCGTCATGGCGGGCTGCGCTGCAGCACCAAACTACCAGAGCAAGGCCCTGAGCCTTGAGATGGGGATGAGCAAATCAGAGGTTGTCGCGCTTCTTGGAGAGCCCAAAAGGACATCCGCTAGATCGAACGACGGCCAACTGATTGAGCGATACGCCTACTGGGCCCCGAAGCAGGTGGGCTTTTCCGCCATCGATAACGAGATGATTTCAACAGACAGGATTACCGTTAAGTTCGTCGATGGAAAGGTTGCCGAATGGGGTGACAGCTATGATCCAGCCGCGATGACGGAGCGTTCCCTCGAAATGCAGAGGTCTGTGATTGAAAGTATGCAGCAGTCCTACTCACAGCCGCCAAGTCCGGAATGACCGTCTGGCGATAGACGCCAAAGAAGAAACACTGAAAACCCGCCCAAGCTGGCGGGTTTTTTAATGCCTGGAGAAAAGTATGTCGCGTAAGTCGCTCGGCACATTAACGCTGGACCTCGTTGCTCAGACCGGCGGCTTCGTTCAAGGCATGGACAAGGCAGAGCGCCAGTCCGAGAAGTGGCGCCGGCAGGTTGAAAAAGACCTCAAGAAGGTAAACCGTGAAGCCCAGGTAAGGCTCAAAGGCGTGACGGTTGCCGCCGCTGGCGCCGCGGCTGGTTTGGCGACCATGGCTGTGGTTGGCATGCGCAATGTCGATTCGCAGACCAAGCTGGCCAGGTCGCTGGATACCACTTACGACTCGGTGTCTGCGCTGCAAATCGCCTTCGGCGAGGCCGGCATCGATAACTTTGAAGCCTCCATGAACCGGCTAAATCGCCGGCTCGGTGCTGCAGAGCTCGGGCGTGGTTCTGCCCTTCATGCAGTGAAAGAACTAAGCCTGGACCTGCGGGAGCTATCCGGTCTGGAAGCGGACGAACGGCTGGCGGTGATTGCTGACCGAATCCGCGATGTGTCGGACAACTCTCAGCAGGCTGCCCGTTACGCGCAGGATCTTGGTTTCGAGCAGCGTGAAGCCGCCGCCTTCTTTATGCAGGGCGGTGATGCAATCCGGGGCTACCGAAAAGAGGTTGATGAATTCGGCCTGGCACTGAGCGCGATTGAGACCCACCGGGTTGAAGAAGCCAACGACGAGTTCGCCAAACTGGGCCGCGCATCTACAGCCGTCCAACAGCGGCTGGCGGTTGGCCTGGCCCCGGTGGTGACACAGGTTTCCAAGCACATCACCGACAGTTTCAAAGATGCTTCCGGCACCATGCAAACCGACATCGACCAAGCCATTCAGGCCGGCGTGGAAGGCATGGCCACCATGGTGGATGCATCCGCCACGATGCTGGAAGTAATCAACGATAACCCAATGTCCGCCCAGTTCGGTGTTCTCGGCTGGCTTCTGCTCGGACCGAAAGGCGCGCTGATCGGTGCTGCCATCGGCGCGACGTTCGATGTGATTGAAGAAGGGCTTGCCCGGGTTGGTGTTGGCATCAGCGATGCAGAAGACTCCGCCCGCAAACTGGCTAACATTCAGGAGCAAATCCAGCGGCAGGAAGAGATCATCCGAAAAGGGCGTGAAATCGGTCATGAAGAAAACGGCCGTCATTTACGAGATGCTGCTGGCGAACTCATAGAGCTGCGCAAGATAGAGTCGCAGCTCCAGGAAGAAGTTAGCTCATCGTCTGAGGCTCAGGACAAGTACAACGAACTCATCAACGCGGGCACCGAGAATGCCTCCGGGTTCTCTGGATCGCTGCGCCGTCTTGCGTCATCACTCCGTGAGATTGATTGGGACAATGCCACTCCCGAGGGTTCCGACAGCGGAACGAGCGGAGGGGGCGGAATCTTTGGCGGTGATGTAGATGAGTCCCTGCAGCGCCGTCGAGAAGCCATCCGTCAGAGCTTTGAGAGCGAAAGGCAGACGATCCTTCGCATTTACGGGCAGCAGGAAGAAGAGATTCGCGCGCTCCGAGATCAAGGGGTCATCAGCAAGCTCGAAGCCGACCAGCTCATGTGGCAGAACGAACAGCAAATGTTCGAGAAGCGACAGGACCTCCGAGAGAAAGAGCTGGAAGCCCAGCGCGGTTACTGGGACAAGTGGCTGCAAGCCGCCCAATCCAATCTGGAAAACTTCGACGACTTGAGCAAAACCGTCATCGATAACTTCACCACTGGCTTTGGCAATGCATTTGAGTCGGTGATTATCGATTCTGAGAGCGTGGATGACGCCCTGAAGGGTATCGCCGAGACCATCCTCCGCTCGGTCGTAAATGCCCTGGGTCAGATGGCGGCCCAATGGCTTGCCCTTCAAGCCGTTCAGATGGCTACCGGCTCAGCGGCAACAGCGGCCACTGTGGGGCAGGCGGCAATAGCAGGCGCGGCGTGGGCTCCTGCAGCTGCGGCGGCATCACTTGCAACCCTGGGCACGAACGTCGCCCCGGCATCCAGCGCTCTGGTAAGCACCCACGCACTTTCAAAAACGCTTGCCCTCACCGGCATGGCCCACGACGGCATCGACAGTGTGCCCAAGGAAGGCACCTGGCTCCTGGATAAAGGGGAGCGAGTTCTAACTTCCGAAACCAGCGCCAAGCTGGACGCCACTCTCAACCAAGTATTGCGCAACACAGCTGGCGGTGGATCGGGCACCACAGTCAACGTCATCGAGGACAGCTCCCGCGCAGGCCAGACCGAAACGCAGCGGGGCAGCAACGGCGAAGAAGAAGTGAACGTGTTTGTCGCTGACATCATGGGTGGTGGCCGCAGAGCGCAAGCAATACAAACCGCATTCGGACTCAGAAGGCAGGGCAACTGATGGCCACCAACATCGACTTCCCGAAAATGCTGCCAACGCCCCAGCGCTCGGGCTATGGCCTGAAATCGGCCCCCACGTTCGCCAGAACCACCATGGCCAGCGGCCGGGCCAAACAGCGCCCGGTGAACAAGGTAGTGCCAGCCATGGTACCGGTGACCCTCATCCTCACCGAAGAACAGGCCCAGATATTCGAGGGATGGTTTAACTACGAAATCAACTACGGAACCGCCTGGTTCAACTGCCGGCTGGATTCCGCCATGGGCTTGCGCCCCTATGAGTGTCGCTTTACCGAAATGTACGAAGGCCCCGAACGCCTCGGCGTCCGGCACTGGCGGTACAAAGCACAGTTTGAAATCGTCGAGCGCCCGGTGGTATCCGAAGAAGACTACCTCTATGGCCTGCCCGACATTCAGTACACCTCAATTTTCGACATCACCATGAATCAACAGTGGCCCGAGGCTTAGGAGCTGATCAATGACGAAGTACAACACTGGCAATCCGGTTGGTAGCGCTGATCCGAGGGATCGTCACGATAACTCTCAGGCATTTGATCAGGGTATGAACTCTGAAAACCCTAGCTTTAATGACCGGCTCGGGCGGGCGAGGAAGAGTTGGGCTGGAATGGAGTCTGAGTTTAGTGCAGATCAGGCCCATAGAGAGAGCGAATTTCAGGGCGATCAGGCCCATAGAGAGAGTGAATTTGACTCAAGCCAATATGACCGTGCAAACAGGTTTAACTCTTTCATAGCTGCTAGCGGCTACATAGGCACCGGCACAAACGGAGAGGCAGAAAACTACGCTGCCGGCATAGATATTACCGAGTATAACCAAGTGGTGCGTGACACCACCGGCGAGTTCTGGCGGCTGTCTGGCTCAACTGAATTGCCGTACACAACCACCGGTGCGGGGCTTCCGGAAGGTGGATCGTTCACTCCGGTAGGTGACGCCGTGTTGCGGCAGGAGCTTCTGCAACCTCAAGGCGCAGCGCTGGTCGCAGGGGGGTCGATTATTTACCGGCCCTCTGTTCAACAGCTCTTTGCGGCTGATGCCACGCATCTGGCGGCCGGCCAGGCGGCCAAAGTCCGGGGGACGGAATTTTCGTGGAACGGTTCGGCATGGGAGCCTGTTGGCAGAATTTTTGTTAATTCGTGGGGCGCGCGCGGGGACTCGCCAATACGGCTAAACGACACGTCAGGATCTAATTCCAGGCAGGCGTTTATTGATGCTGCGACCTATGCGCAGCAGCATGGCCACAAATATGTATTCGCAGAGCCCGGCATCTATTACACCCCCGACTTATTAGCGAGCGAAATGCATGACCTTTACGTGGTCGGAGATGGGGTTTTCTTTACTTGCACCGATATCTGGAGCGATCAACGGGGCCACGCTCAAATCCTGGCCCTGTCGGAGCTGGAATATCAACACGGCCTCGCCTGGAACAGCAAAAGCTCTTCTGAAACTCGTGGTGTCATTGCGTTTGAGTTTGATGATGCCACGTGGACTCAGTTCGCGGTTCTACCCCACATATTCAAAAAGTATGGGGTGGTTTATGGGGTGGCTTGGCACACTGCCGGAGGCCAAGACGGCTGGATCCGAGAGATGCACCGTCATGGCTTTGAAATCATGGCACACAGCCCAGACAACACGAGCGCGCCAACTTTAACAAAGGCAGAACTAGAACAACGTGCGCAAGCTGACCTGACCGCTATATCGGCTATAACCGGTCGTGACGACAACGTGCATTTTGTCTACCCGATGCACAGCCGGAATGACCTTACAGACAACGTGTTATCTCAGTTTTATGTAAGCGGCCGCGGACTTGAATCGAGTCACGTCATGCCGCGATCGTCGGCTGGGTCGTGGCTTTGTTCTGCGATAGGTTTGGACGCCAGAACCACTGATCAGATTAAGCAGGCCATAAAGGACGCTTGGCAAAATGACTCTCTACTGGTTATTTATGGGCATGGATATCCCTTTGGGGCGCAAGCAGACCGGATAGAGGAAATAGTAAATTATGCGGCCGGATTGGGAGTAAAAATTACCAGCCCCTGCAATGTAAAAACGCCGCCTGTACGCCATTTTTCGCGGTACTTCAAAGACACTTCAGAGTGGGCATTAGGGTCGGGCGCAGTGTGGGACGCTACAACATCGGCGCCGGAGGGGGTGCGGTCGATTAGAGCTGAAAGTACGGGGACAGGCTTTTCGGGGTTCTCTTTTAATACTTCAGCATTCTTTCAATGCCGGTCCCAAAAAGCTTACTCCCATTACAGGCTTTCTTTTCTCTACAAAAGTGTAGACCCGATAACTGCGAGCTCATTGTGGGGCCTCGGTGTTCGGGCAACATACCGCCGGCTAATAAGCTCCGGGCAGAATACATCGGGGGCGAGCGTTAATCACCTTTGCATACCAACACTGCCGGCTGCCGACTTTGACAATAAAGTTACTCTTGATGTTTATGTCCCTAATCGGATAGCAGAACTTCGGATTGGCCTGGCGGGTACCAACATAGCCGAGCCGTTTGATATTTATTTTGATGATTTCCGATGTGAAAAAATCGGGGAGGTTAATCAACCGGCCGTAAATGCCTATGTAGACGAAAGGATATCTTCCGCTGTCTTTATAGGCGGCGCGGCCGAAAATCGGATAAGCGTAGGTGGCGCGACTGATCCTTTAGAGGGTCCTGTTTATCTACAGAATTACTCTAGTCAGGCCTACTTGGTGCCCAGATCAAGCAGCGCGAACGATGCCGGCAAAGAGGTTGTCGTGGTTGCAAACCAAAACGAATTTAGTGGTTATGCGGAGTATTAAAGGTGACCACTATAAAAAAAGCCTACGCCAGCGCCACCGATGAAGTCATCCGCACTCTGGAAATCCTCGTTTCTGGCGCTGATCCGATCCGCGTCTGCACCGGCTTCGTTAACCGGCTGCTGACCCTGGAGGACGAAACCGAAGCAGAGTTCATCGCCGGCCCGCTGTCCATCAAGCGCCCAAGCAAAAGCGCATCTGGCCAGCAAACCCTTTACTTGTCGATTGCCAACGTCACGTCACAAGGCCAGGAGGCCATCGAGGCAGCGCTGGAATCCGGGGAAGAGGTGCCGGTGATCTACCGGGAGTATCTGGCCTCTGATCTATCTGCCCCTGCCACCAATCCATACCGGATGACGCTGCGCGCGGGGGGCTTCCAGGGGATCATGATTCAGATCGAAGCTGGGTACTTTGACCTACTGAATACCCAGTGGCCCCGCCGCCGCTACACAGCCGACGAGTTCCCGGGGCTGCGATACATCTGATGACCCTCAACGACCTGCTCAACGTTCCCTATCTAGCCAATGGACGGCAGCCTGATGGGGCGGACTGCTATGGATTGACGAGACTGGCCAGGGTTCACCTGTTCGGCAAACCGTGGATGCCAGAGCATGGCGCCGTCGAAGGCTCCGACAAGCGGGCGCTGACCAAGGCCATGTTGAAAGAGTCACTGAACTACCGCATCTGTGCGCCGCACCCTGGAGCCATTGCCTGCTGTTATCGCGGCAGGCTCTGCACGCATATTGCCATTGTTGTCGAGGTTGACAGCCGCCTGATGATCCTTGAAACCGACGAGCCCGGAAAAGGCCGCCACGGCCCCCGCCTCGTTAGCCTTAAATCACTCCAACAGCGCTTCCTGAGAGTCGTTTTCTATGACGATTAAAGTGTACGACACCATCATGCCTGCCGAGCCGGTAGAGGTTCACCACGACCACGGCATGACGGTTGAGGATTGGCTCAAAAGCCAAACCGAGGATTATCAGCGGGGCTCAGTGCAGCCCGTTAGCTGTGCGATTAACGGCGCCATCGTCCAGCCTCTGGACTGGGCAGACGTCGTGATCGGTGAGCGCGATAACGTCGAGTTCCGCGTGGTGCCCTTCGGTGGCGTCGGGGATTTCTTCAGCGGCATCGGCGGCTTTCTTTTCAACCCGTTCTTTGCCGGCTCTGCGCTTGCCGGTCAGGCGGCGCTGGATGCGTTGATCAACATTCCCTCAATGCAATCTGGCGGCCAGGGCCGGCAGGGCTCTCAGCTATCACCCGCTGACGCTCGTGCCAACACCGCCCGTTTAGGTCAAGGCATCCCTGAGCTGTTCGGTCGATACATCCGATACCCGGATTACGTCAACCAGCCGCGCAAATACTACCGGGACGCTCGCACCCAGGCGCAGCACATCATGCTGTGCATCACTCCGGGCCGCTGCTTGGTGGAAACTGCCAGGCTGAAGCTCGGGGAAACGCCGTTCAGCCAGCTCGGTGACTCCATCAGCTACCAGATTTTTGAGCCAGGCGAAGACGTGTCAGGACACCCGGCCCACGAGAACTGGTACAACGCGCCGGAAGTCGGGGCTACGACTGGCTCCAGCGGCATACGCCTCAAGCGTGGGCGGTCTCTGTCGTCCGGCCTCGATAACGTACAGCTCAGCTACAGCAGCAACGAGATCCGCACCACCAGCGCATCGGTGTACTTCCCGGGCGACTGGGCTCAGGGTGACTTCATCGCTATTTCCGCCCGCCAGAGCGTCACGGTTGCCGTTGATGTTGACGACATCGTGACCCTGACAGGTGATTGGGGGGACGCGGATGTGGGCGACCAGGTGCGCTTGCGCTCAACCGAGCTGGCGGAGGCCAACGGTGTATTCCTGATAGACTCAAAGTCCGGAAATGACATCACCATCGTGCAGGACGGCGACCCAGTGACCGGCTGGACTGAGGGCAGTTTTCAAATGTTCACGCGCCGAGAGGATGAAGACTTCCGTATCGACAGCATCATCTACGACACCTCGTTCCCTGACCTTGTGGACGGCTTCGGGCTGTCCCGCTTCGTTGGGGGCGCCGAAGACACTGCGTGGTCATCGTTCGGTGGCGGCAACGGTTATGCCGATGTGTTTCTGGCCAGTCGATCAGAGGCTGATGGATGGGCCGGGCCTTTCACTGCGTGCCCTGCCGGCGAGACGACATCCACCATTGAAATCGATGTGTTCCTGCCTCAAGGCCAGGGCAATATCGACAATGACAAAGTGGTGCCGTTTAACGATAAGAGGCAAATTGAACTCCAGTGGCGCGATCTTGGAGAAACCACCTGGAACAGCCAGGTTTACACTATTGATAACGCCACCCGCGACCAACTGGGATTTACCTATCGGCTGAATCTCGGCACCCCAATACGTCCAGAAGTGCGCGTTCGGCGAGTGACGCCGGAAAGCAGCGAGCTGGCGGACCTCGACCGGATTGAATGGCAAGCCCTCAAGGCTAGGCTGCCAACGGTGACCAGTTACGCTGGCGTCACCACTATGGCCGTCACCATCGAAGGCACTGACCAGATCGGCAGCGCGTCGAATAACCGAATCAATCTCGTGGCCACCCGGCTACTCCCAGGTATTGCCGGCGGCGCCCTCACGGCTGAGGCGCCAACCCGTGGTATCGCGCCCGCTGCAGTTCACGTGGCCAAGTCTCTCGGCTACTCAGATGACGAGATCGACCTGACAGAGCTTGAGCAACTCGACAGCCTTTGGCAAAGCCGCGGCGACACCTTTGATTTTGTCATCGGTGATGGCACCGCCAAGGATGCGATGAACATGATACTCCGCCCAGGCTTTGCATCGATGACACTTAGCACAGGCGTGATCACCCCCGTTCGAGATGCCCCGCGCACGCAGCTGGAGCAACCCTACTCGCCAGAAAACATGACCGTCCCACTGCAGCGTTCGTTCACCGCCCGCAAGCCAGAGGAGCCGGACGGCGTAGAAGTGGAGTACACCGATGCCGACACCTGGACCACAGAAACCATCAAGTGCTTTTTGCCTGGCGACCAGGGCATAAAGCTGGACAAGCTGAAACTGGACGGCGTAACCGACCGGACAAAAGCCTGGCGTATCGGCATGAGGCGCAGGAGGTCGCAGCGATACCGCCGCTATACGTACAGCTTCACCACCGAGCTGGACGCCCTGAATAGCGACTACCTGAGCTATGTTCCGCTGATTGATGACATCCCCGGTTACGGCAAGGCCTCGGTGTTACGAGCCATCGACACTGACGGAGTCACGCCCAAACTGATCGTTAACCAACCCATGGACTGGCAGGACGGCGAGAGCCACGTGGTCGCATACCGAAATGCTTACGGCGATCTTGTTGGCCCATGGCCTGCGACTCGTGGCGATACGGACTATGAGATCATTGCAGAGGTTGACCCGCTGCCGGAGCTATCACCAAGGCAGGAGCCCCCGCACGTGTTCTTCGGCACAACCGAGCGCTGGAGCTTCCCGGCGCTCATCACTGAGATCAGCCCCCAGGGCGAGCTTCAGGTGAGCGTCACCGCGACGAATTATGATGGGCGGGTATACGCGGATGATGACAATAGCCCGCCGTGA